CCGTCCTGGTTGCCGGTGAGGTTTTTCATCTTCTCAGAGAACGATGTTCCCAAGCCCTTACCGCCACCAGCCGATTCCATGCGGCTGGCCAGATCGAGCATGCGGCCTGCGGCCTGTTCAGAGCCGACGGCAGCCACTGCTGCATCGTTGACGATCTTGGCTGCGTTGGCATCGAGCGTGGTGCCCTTTTGATTCAGCTCAAAGAGTTTCAGTTCAACGTCAGACTGCAATTTGTCGCGGTCCAGCTTTAGACGATCTTTGTCTAGCACCAGCCTGTTGGAGCGCTCCACGATCTGGCTGTCCAGGTTGCGGATGTTGGCTGCCGTGTTCGTGTTCTCCAGCGCCAGGCGGGTTGGCGTGTTGGCCGTGATCAGCTCTTCTTTGGTTGCCCCAGCCTCGGCTGTGCGAATCTCGCCTGGTGCCTTCATTGCCTTAATTGAGGCCTCCAACACCTTGTCACCACCGAACTGTGCCAGTGAGGCCATGTTGATGCCAGCAATTTTCAATGCCGAGGCTGGGTCATTTTCTGCAAGCTGCGCTGCAACCTCGTAGGCTTTGGCTTCGCTCTCTCGGCCTGAGTTGCGCTCAGCCACAGCACGATCCTTCAAAAGCTGGATGCCGATCTGTGGCTGCTTGGCGCTGAATGCCGAGATGACTTGGCCACCAAAGCGCAACTGGTTCTGCTGCTGATCTTTGGACAGCGTCTCAAAGTTGGCGCGCATGCTGGCTGCTTCTTTTTCAGGCAGCAGCATGGCCACGTTGGTGAAGTCTCGCGCAGTCGGGTTAGGGTTTTGAATCAGCGCATTGACCTGTGTTTGCAAGTTCTGCTTGCGCACCAGCTCCTGCTCTTGCAGTTGACGCTGAGCACCGATGTCGGCAATCGTTGCGCCGATCTTGAAGCCGCCCAGGGCAGCCTCAAAAGGACTCTGGACGTTGAGTGAGTAGTTGATTGGTTGGACCATTTGTGGCTCCTTATACCTTGCTGTAGTCCACGGTGAGATAGCCACCGGACTGGCCCACAGCGTCAGGATAGATGCCCAGCACCTCTTGCGCCATCAGACCGATCTGACGACCGCCGCCCCAGGTGTATTCAAACTCGTAGACGCCCAGGCCATCTGACCGGGTGCCGATGTGTTGGATGTTCTTTTTCAGCCGGATGTCGCTGAAGATGTTGCCCAGGCCTGGCGTCATTGCTGTGCCAGCCTTGCCTGCGGTGGCACCGTACTGTGCGCCCAAGAACTGAGCAGGCAGGTTCAAGACGTTGGCAAAGGCTTGGCCCTGCGCCAGCTCTGCACCAGCGCGTGCAGCGCCTTGCTGCCCCATCAGTCCTGCAATGTCTGCACCAGTTCTCAGGCCAGCCGTGGCCGTGCCTGCAGCCGATGCCTGGCCCATTTGTGCCAAGTTCTGGCTGGTGAGCTGGCCCAGTGATGTCAGGCCGCCGAGGCGACCGTACTGGGTTGCAATTTCTTGCTGCAGCATTTGCGGCCTGAACTGAGCCAGTGCGGCTTGGATGTTGCCACCGCGCAGGCCACCAGTGGCCGATGCACGCTGCAGCAGCGCTTCCTCGCCTTGCCGGACTTGAGCCTGGAAACCTGCGCCCTGCTCAATGCCTGCAATGGCTGCTTGCTGGGCTTCTTGGCCACGCAGGCCAAGCAATGCCTGCTGCTGCTCCAGTGCAGGCGCTCCGGCTTCAGCGTAAGGCTGCAGGCCACCGATGGCAGTGGTGCCTGCGGTGACGTAGGGCTTGAGGATTTCCTGCACCGCCTCGAACTGGCGACGCTGCTCTTCGATGCCAGATTCAGCGGCTTGCGTTTGTGCACCTGCCGCCTGACTGGCTGCTCGGCTTTGCATTATGCCGCCGACAACTTGCGTGCCTCCGACAACTAGGGCTGTTACTGGATCAGGCATTGCCAAACTCCTTCATGTAATCTTCAAGCGTCTCGCCATACAGCTCCATGACTTGTTGCGCCGTTTCAGTGGCGCGCTGAGTGCCGTGGCACAGCGCCACCGTCATCAGCACCACGTCATAGTAGCCTGCACGCCAGACAAACGAGCGTGCATCTGCCTTGCCATTGCGCTCGGCCTGGTCAGATGCTTGCCACTTTAAAATCATCGACGCCACGACAGGCGTCAGGGTTTGTGAGTTTGCAATCCAAAATGTGTTTTGGCTCATGCCGACCAGCGTGTTCCAGATCGCAGCGTTCAGGTCATCACGCTCGACGGCATCACCGTCGGCCACGTCATCAAAGACCTGAATCGCTCCGTAGAGCATGAGCAGCCACTCGATGGCTGGCGCAGGTAGCGCAAGAACCCTTTGCAGGTTCAGTCTCAGCCAATCGATACCAGTCATGCGCAACCTTTCAATGGTCGGATGAGCTGCTGGCGGCTCGATAAGCTCAGCCCTTGCATTTTCTCACAATTTGACATTTGGTCAATCCTCGTCTTCTTCCCGGTCTTCCCAGGCTTGGCAGACGCGCATGTCGTTGCAGATGAAGTTGAGCTTCTCGCAGTGGCCACGAAAGCCTGCGCCCTTGTCGTAGGCTGCCAATGGGATGCGCTCGATGCGCACCTGTGCCATCAGGCTGTTGTCGTAGTAGCCGCAGTTGGAGCAGTGCTTGCGCCGCGCTTCCTTCTCATCGCATTGCATGGCCTCGGCCAGCCCTGCGTAGAACTCCTTGTTTGCGCCTGGCTCGTTGGTGGGCACCTCGGGGCCGTAGTTCCAGTCCTCCACCGCAATGACGTAGTTCTTTTTGTTCTCTGCGTTGGTCAGCATCGGCTCGTCAATGGGGATGCCGCCGAATCCGGCAAGCATCATTTTTGGCATCTTTGCGTAGTCCATGCGGTGCTCCTTATGTAATCTCGCGGCCAGATGCGCGGATTGTCAACGATGTGGCTGCACTGGCAATGGTGGAAATAAAGCCACCACTGTCCAAGGCCTGGCCGACCAGTTCTGGAAAGGTATAGGTCTCATCCGGTACGATGCTGCGGGTGTCCACGATCAGGTTATTCGTGCCTGCACTGCCGCCGCTGGTCACCAGATTGACGCTGATGGTCACATTTGCTGCGCTCGTGTTGGTGGCAGTGAACTTGTCGATGATGGCCTTGCAGTTGGTGGCCGTGTACTGCGTGGTCTGGCTGTTTTCGGCCTGCTTTGCTGGGATCAGCACCTTGATGGATACGGTCATATCATGCTCCTTATGTGGCTTCGCCGCCGCTGGCGATGATGGTCAGACCTGCTGATGCGGCCTGAATCTGGATAGTATCGCCTGCGTTCAGCACTTCGATGCCGTTGTACTGCAGAGCGTTGTTGCCTGGCACTGGTACATCGTAGAGAAACGCATTGCCTGTGCCTGCCGATCCTGCCGATGGCACCAAGAACACGCGCACGTTAATGGCCGCTGCCGTTGTGTTGGCAATGCTGAACTCTTTGAGCAATGTCCGAGTGCTGGCCGGAACGGTGTAGAGCGTGGTCACACCTGTGGTGATTGCTGCTTGGCCGAGTTTGGCAGGTGTTATTACATCGAAAGCCATGTTAGCACCTGGTTAGATCGCACTCGTGCGGTTTGATTTGCATAGGGCAAGATGCCGTTTACATCATGCTCTAGTTCGATATTGTTGCGCACTGGGGCCAGGGCCAACAACTCCAAGGCCTGGGCCAAGCGAGGGATAGCATCCAATGCCTGCTGCACCTTAGCATTGAGTGCAGAATCATCGACTGCTGTTGTCTGAGCCAATGCGTTGATCTGAGCCAGCGCCTGCACAGCAGTGGCCTGGGCCGTGCCTGCCGAGATATTGATCTCCAGCACCACATCAGGCGCAATGGCGTCGACCGTTGCGAACAACAGCTCGAACTGCCTGATCTGCTGCTGGTCGGTCAAAAACTGCGCGAGCTGGTCGCGGGTCAGGTTTAACCTTTTGGAGACGGGTGCGGTGGCCATCAGTACAGCAACCCTTCAATCTGCATCTCAAGGCGTGCAAATGCAATATGTGAATCACTGTCACCACGGAAACGCTGTATGCGCCAGTTCCTCATGTGACCCTGCTGAAACCAAGCCAAACGCTTGTTGGTATTGCCGATGGTGCCCACGTAGATGTAGCGGTCCTGGCTGTAGGACAGGCCGTCCAGCGAGTAGCTGGTGCTGATCTGCGGGTTAGTGCCCAGCGCCACTCGTCCGGTCAGGCTCACCAGCTCAATCTTTTGGAACAGTGCGCCCTTGCCCTCGTTGTAGGCAATGATGGTGCCGAACTCCCAGCGCACCTGCTGCCCCCAGTGGCTGCCGATGTCGTCCACCAGATAGCCGATGGTGCTGGACTGCGGATCGCCCACCAGCCACTTGTCATAGGCCCAGACGAGGTTGCGTGCTCGGTACTGCGCAAAGCCCACCACCGTGGTGGTCAGGGTAAACCACACCTGATCGCCAAGCGCCTCGGATGCGGCTGCGTCGTAGACGATGGTGCGGTCTGGCAGGTGCACGTAGAGGTGCTGGTGCGACTTGTCATTGCGTGCCTCCATCTTGACCAGTGAAAGTTGCGCCTCGGTGTAGGTGAGCAGCAGCTCGTCGATCTCTTGAGTGCTGATCTTTTGGGTGGTGGCTGCTGCGCCCACGTAGATGCTCGGGGCTTCGTTTCTGCCACTGCCCAAGAAGGCGATGCGCTCGATGTAGACGCAGCAGGCTTGTGTGCCAACCACGCCCTTTTGAACTTGAGCACCATCGATGCGTGCAAACGGGAACAGGTCGCCGCCGGTGTTGTCGAACACCTCGATGGTGTTGCGGTTTAGTGCGTAGATTTCATTGCGCAGCTTGAGCAGCGCCACCACGGGGTCGGGGTCAACCTCGGAGCTGCCGTACTTCAGCGGATTGACATCCAGCGGATTGGACAGCTCGGTGACGATCAGGAACTCGCCGTCGGTGGTCATGAAATAGCCGTCCACCCACACCACGTCAAGCACCACGCCCAGGTCTGGGTCGGTGACTTGGGTCAGGGTGGAGTTGTTCCAGTAGTACAGCCGCCCACCGGACGCGATGGCCAGCTCGTCGAAGCTGTAATCGAACGTCACCAGCGTGTTGACGGGGCCGCCAACGTCACCCAGCACGGTCACAGCGCCATTGCTGGCCACCGACACCAGCTTGGTGCCCATGACCCTGTAGCACTCGCCCTGCCAGTTGATGCCGCCTCGGTCGATGCCTGGGCCTGTGCCGTTGGCCACAAGGCCATCACCTGGCCGTAGGTAGCCGGTGCTGATGCCGCTGTTCTTTGGCACCGGCACCATGTTGACCGGATAGGATGTGCGAAAGTCCGGGCCGTTGTCCGTGTAGATGCCGTTGAGAATTGAGATTTGCATGGTTACTTCTTAGCCTTATTTCGGGCCGAGATTTTCTTGGCCTTGGCCTGTGCGTCAGCTTTGCTGGACGCGCCCCAGGCTTTCAGACTGAGCAGCAGCCTGGTCGGCTCGCCGTCTTTGTACTCAGGGCCGGGGTTGTTTCCCATGCGTGCCAAGAACGACGCCCTGCGTGGGTTGTCGCCGGACTTGACAGGCGGCTTGATATTCTGGCCTGCAGCCTTCAAGCTGGCGCGCCCAGCAGCGTTCAAGCCGCCCTTGGGGTTCTGCCCTTCTTTGCGCTGCCATGCCGGTGTTTTCATCTGAACCTTGCAACCTTAGCAGCCACCTTCTTGGGCTGCTTGACGAACTGCTTGCCTGCCTTGGTGCCCTCGCGCTTGGCCTTGGTGGTGGCCGCATACTCAGCCGACGACAAAGCCTTGATGGCTTTTTCGGGCAGGTAGCGCTCACCGGTCTCGCTCGACGGCTTGCCGGACTTGGTGTGCCACTTTTGCGCGCCCCAGTCCTTCAGGCTTTTTTGCGGGGCTTTCATGACTTGTAGCCTCCACCCTTTGCCTTGTACTCCTTGGCCAACAACTGCGCCTTGCGTGCAGACCACTCACCGGCAGCAGTGCCCTGCACCGATGCGCCTTTGATCTGCTCAAACAAACGCTTGCGCATCGTCGGCTTGGTGTAGACCGCAGCCTTGTTGACGGAGGACTTGGGCTTGGTGGCCATTACGCAACTACCGCACCACGGAACCCAACAACCCACCAGTCAGTGCCAGCAAACTGGAGCGTTACCGAATCTCCAACAGCGTTGAAAGTGATGGTGGTTGCGCTTCCAAGATTGGCTGGAGTCAAAACACCAGTATCGCCACCAGCCGCCTCTGCAACATAAATAATCGTTTTCAGTTGCCCCTGCGCACCATCAGCAAGCGTCAACGCATTGCCTGCTGCTGTCGAAGTAAAGGCAGTGGCAAGGCTTGTGATATTTACCGCGCCAGGGCCACTCAATGCCTGCACTGTTCCTGATGCACCAGTGCCACCATTTGCAACCGGCAAAGCACCAGTCACGCCAGTCGTTAGTGGTAAACCTGTGCATGATGTAAGCGTTCCCGATGTTGGCGTTCCAAGAATCGGAGTCACCAACGTTGGCGTATTTGCAAACACATTTGCGCCTGTGCCAGTTTCATCGGTTAAAGCCGCCAACAAGTTTGCACTTGATGGGGTTGTTAAAAATGTTGCTACACCAGTACCTAAATTAGACACGCCAGTTGCAATTGGCAAGCCAGTGCAATTAGTCAATGTGCCAGAGGTTGGTGTGCCAAGAATTGGGGTCACCAATGTTGGGGTGGTGTTAAACACCAACAGACCAGTCCCTGTTTCATCGGTCATCGCCGCACGCAAATTGGCACTTGATGGCACAGCCAAAAATGCCTGTACGTTTGTGCCATAAACTGCATCAGCATTGATCTGATACCACGAGTTTGTGGGCTGATAGAAACGAATGGCTGTTGCAGTACCTGCACCCAAGAACGATACACCACCATAAATGGCAGTTGCACCATTCAGGGCAATTGTCAGCGAGGTGATTTCTTGCGTGGTGGTAATCAACACCGTTGTGCCATCAGGAACGCCTGTGTTCAATGGCAGTGTGATCGTGCCCGTTGCAAGCGTTCCAGCAGGCTGCAACAGCATCCACTGTTGCTGGCTGACTGGTGTCGGCACGGTGATGTTGAATCCGCTGCCAGGCACATAGAGATTGACCGCCAGCGTGGGGCTGGCAAAGGTCTGCTGAAAATACTGCAGCAGCGCATTGACCGACATGCGCCGAGCGTCGCCGTTGTTCGGGGTGTAAACGGGAATCTGGTCGCCAGGTGAGACCTGACCAATGACGGGTAGTTGATTGATAGATGGCATGATGGTCCTTAGTTGTATGTCAGTGGCCCATCAGGGCCAGCGTCCACTGGGTTGTAAGGCGGTCTGATGAACGGGTTGTCGTAGACGCGCCAGGGCTTGTTGCCTGCGCCTGCTGGCATGGTAGCTGGCAGTTGCTGCTCCAGCGGGAACGTGGCGCGCTGCAGCAGGGTGTCATAGCCTTGTTTGCCTGTGGCCTTGGTCTCGGGCATCACCACCTTGCCGTAGCTTGGAGCCAAGCGCACAGCCAAGTTGCAGATGATGGCCTCATAGGCCGAGTCGGGGACGTTGGTTTCCTCATCGATGCCGCCGTCTTGGGGGCTGGACGGGATCGGGTATCCGAGCCGGATGCCCTTGCCGTTCCAGTCAGCCATCATGGCATCGAGCCTGCGCCTGGCAGTCTCAAGCTGCTCAGGCTGAAGATCAAAGGCATAGGACGCAAGGCCGATCTCTTCGAACGCTGCGCTGATAAATTGGCGCTTGCTGTAACCCATGCTAGGCTCCTTGTGCCAGTGCTGTGGCGATCAAGCCACTTAGCTTTTTGTCTGTGGTGCGACCGTTGAACGGGATGCCCAAATCGGTGGCCTTGGCCTGCAGCTCGTCGCGTGTCGGTGGTGCATCGTCCTGTGGTGCATTTTGCACCTCAATGATCGGGGCATTCATGGGCGATGGAAAACAAACCTTTGAGGCTTTGCGCTCAATGGTCTGCTGCTTTTTAAAGCGTCGTTTTTGCAGCCGCAACTCTTTCCACGGGGGAAGAGTCTTGTCTTTGATGATAGCGGCTGACTTGATCATTTCATTTTCTTCATCGGTGCTTTGCTGGGCTTGCCTGCGGCTTTCGCTGCTTTGCTTGCCACGTTCAAAGACATTGCCACGGCTTGCTTTTGGGGCTTGCCGGACTTCATCTCCATTGCAATATTTTTACCGATTGTCTTCTTTGAATAACCTTTGGTCATTGGCATGATTCGCTCCTAAGTTAAACAGGCCAACATTTCTGCTGGCCTGTCTTGGTTTAACCACCGATACGATAGACGACAAAAGTGTCAGCCGCAGTCTTACGGCAACGGAATCGTGCAGATGCACCAGACGTTGCAGCAGTTGCGGCAGCACCCACGATGGTCACACCTGTATTGACCGTGAGAGTCAAAGCAAATGCAGCCAAAGTAATGACGCTGAAGTCAAACGAATCACCGATGGCCCACTCAGTTGCCAGATCAAGGTTTGCACCTGTTGGCAATTGAATGTCACGGCTTGCTGTAGGTGTAGCAGTAATGATGCCTGTCAACACGTTGGCAGCAGTTGCCGCCATCGAGCCGCCATCAGCAATGTTGGCTGGCGCACCTTGAGGTTGCCAGTTGCCATTGTTGCTGATGTCAGGAGCAACACCAGTGGAGTAGTAAGCACCTGATGCACCGGCCTGGATGGTCACGCTGGTGGCATTGGTGAATGCGGGCGACACATAGGTGGTGTTTTCGACCGTAGTCAGCAAATCCTGCGAATCAGGAAAGTTGGGGAAACCAACTTCTTGAAACACAAGTGCTGGTGAATACGCCTGCACAGCGATTTTCTCGCCTGCTGGCACAGTAACGGTGGCCGTGCCTTGGGTAAAAATTACTTGATAGCTCATGATGATGACTCCTTATGCTTGACCGAAGAGCAAAATGCCAGACATTTCTGGCTGCTTATTGACCACACCAAACAAAGTGTCGAGACGATACTTGGTTTTCATAGTGTTGACATCGTACTGCTTTTGCATCACCAGCTCGATGCCCTGGTCGGTGCTTGCGCGCATCACTGCGACACCAGCGTCCGAGGGAACAGCATAACGGCCAGGCAAGATTTCCAGCGCATCTTTCTGCCAGAAGCAGTTGATGGGTGCTGCAGCCACGTTCAGGCGCGTGATGGTGCGGCCAGCGGCTGCAGTCACGATGACGTTTTGGTATTGCAGTTCTGCATCAGTGCCACCCTGAGCCGAGATGATCGGTGGGGTGATGACGCAGGTCGTGGCGTTAATCACTTGCACCACACGGAAGGTCTTGGAGAAACCAGTACCTTGTTTGGTGATGTGATGCACAGCCTCGACGCCTTGAATCTGGATTGGCGTGCCTGCTGGCAGGTCAGTGGTGCTGGAGACCGTGATGGTCTGGAAGCGGTTGTCCACGTTCTGGGTCTCGCCGGTGGCGGCAGTCTGGGTTGCTTGTGGCACATAGTAGTTGCCAGCCGCAGCCAAGGTGCTCATCGTCGGGTCTGCGCCAGTGCGAGCCGTAATACGGTTTGCATAGTCCAGCTTGTAGGTGTCAAAGCCTGCAACCATGCCGACAAACGAGCGCTCGAAAGCGTTGTTCGACTTGTTGCCAGCAAAGCTGCGAGACACAGATGTACCACCAGCGCCACCAGCGATATTGCCAGCGATGCCGTTGTAGTCGCGTGAGGACAGGGCCAGGTAACGGTCAAAGGCTTGGACGCCCTGCTCGTTCATGATCGAGTCGCACAGTGCGATGTCGTCGTAGTCACCAGCAGCGGTGTTCACGGTCACGACCAGCGAGCCTTGGGCTGCGGCCACGTTCATGATGGCGATGTTGATGTCGGAGGCCAGCTTTTGCTTTGCAGCTTCGCCCAGGCGACCTTCTTGCAAGGCATCACGCAACTCAAGCGCATCCAAGATGAACGGCACGGACTTTTGGAAGCCGAGCGTTGCAGGGACGGAGAGCTGGGTGTAAGCCGTGAAGTTGCCGGTCTGGTCCATGCCATCGTACGACTGTGCGATGTAGGGCTGGGGACGGTAGATCACGTTGTTGGTGCGTTCCATCATCGAGCCGTCGGTGTTGTAGACGGACACGTTGCGGGACAGTACCAGCGCGTCGTTGAAGCCTTCGAGGATGTCCTCGAACGCAACGCGCTCTTCTTTGGAAAATGCATTAGACATTTTGTGTTCCTATTCAAAAAAATTATTTGGAAGCTGATCGTTTCTGCGCTTTGTACTGGATGACTTTCGTCATGTTTCCAGTCCTTGCTGCTTCTTCTCTCAGCCGATCAAGGGTTGAGTCCACCGCGCCAGATGATCGTCCAGTTCCCGAGACGATACGCTCCGGTGCGGGTGCTGCCCTGCGGTTTGTAACTTTCAATTCTTTCTCCAGTTTTGCTACCGCAAAGGCAAACTTCACGGGGTCTGTGATTTCAGCGATTTCCTTGGCCTTCTTTGGGTTCTTGCCGAGTGCATAAATAACCAGGGCTGGATTGTCCGCGCCTTGCAAGACGACGCCTTGCTGGGTGACATTCAAGAGCTGCTGGACAGTTTCCTCAGCATCCTCGTAGTCACGCACCTTCAGCTCGGCCTTGGCCTTGCCGTAGGAGTCCAGTTTGGCTTGCCAGGCTTGATGCTGCTGCAGCTCAGACTTCTTGACCGTCTCGATCTCCAAGTCGTGCTGGCGCTTGCGCTCATGCCATGCGTCCAATGCTTGCTCGTATCTATCCGCGTCGTAGTCGTGGTCTTCCAGCTTTGGCTTTGGCCCCATTGTCACGACCGGCTTGTTCTCAGTCGTAGTGGCCGTCAGCTTGGCTTCGAGTTCACGAATGCGTCGCTCTTTTTCCCTGTTTGTTTTCCGCAACTCACGCACCCATTCAGGCGCACGAACTTCCTCTTCGGTGGGCGGCGCTTCCTCACCAATGCTGACAACTACCTCGTCATCGGGCTGATCTAAGTCATCGACAACGTCGATTTCCTCAACGATCTCATCCTCAATAACGATCTCTTCGTCTGCAATTACTGCCTTTTGATTCATCTTTGACCCCATCAAACTCACCCATTGGTACGGCTGGGTGGATACCGTTTCTCACATTTTCACTTACTTTTTGTCATCTGACAACAGGCTGGACCTCTTGGCCCATGACGGCCTGCTGGGCTGCCTCAATTTCGGTCAGCACCATGTTCTGTTCTTCCACGCTGGTCTTGGCCAGGGTCTCGGCTGTCTTGGCCCTAGACAGGCCAGCGTCGGCCACGGTCTTGATTGTGCTGGCGCGTGCCTGGGCAGCCTTGGCCACGGCCTCCTCGGCTGCGGCCTGCAAGAAGATGGCGTTCGGGTCTTGCTGCTGGCCCTGTGCCTGCTGCTCGGCCATCAACTGCTCGGCCTCTTGCTCGGTCGGCTTGACCACGCCCATGCGCAGGAGCTGCTTGCGGAAGAAGTCGCGCACGTCACCGATGCCCTCGCCTTCCATGTTCATCATGGCCATTGCCTGGAGCACCTGCTTGGTCTGGGCATCGTCGGTGATGGCCATCATGCCGGTCAGTGCCCGAACGGTGGATGCACGCTTGCTGGAGCTGGACGGGCCGACATCGACAATCACGTCGAACTTGGCACCACTCAGATCGTTCTGCATGACCACTTCGCCGGTCTCGCTGACCATTGGCTGCATCAGCTCGACCGTTTCCACGTCCTCGGTCCTGCCGATCACCTTCATGCGCCTGCCTTCTTCGACGTAGATGTCCTTGGCCATGCTGAGCCAGATTTCGCCGCAGCGCTTCATGCCCTTGGCAAAGTTGCTCATGTAGATGTAGGTCTGCATGTCCACGCGGGTCTGGATCATCTCGACGGCCTTGCCGGAGATGTTGCTCACCATCTTGTCGGCCTGCTGCGAGCTGCCCAGGATGTCCTGCATATCCTGCTCAGTGATCTGCAGCAGGGCTGCCATCGCTGGCGGTATCTGTGCGCTGCGGGTGTAGGCCACCGGGCCGCTGACAGTCTGGCTGCCGTCGGGTGCCGTGATCGGGTTCACCAGCAAATAGGGGAAGTTGCGCAGGTTGTCGTCTGCCCACATGAGCTGGTGGCCGGAAACCTGCTCAGGCGTGAGGATGGGTTTCTCGACGCTGGACAACGCGCTGATCTCGCCCAGCTTGCTGAGCTGCATGTTCTTCAGGCGCTGTGCATCCTTGGCCAGGCGCACGTGGCCCATGCAGCGCTCGATGTTGTCCACGAACCAGCGCTTGCCGTAGACCGGCACGATGGGGATGCAGTT